TTAGTTATACTTACGTTTTCTAGCAGCTTCAGACTTCTTCTTACGCTTTACGCTTGGCTTTTCATAGTGCTCTCTCTTGCGGATCTCCTGCTGGATTCCTGCCTTAGCACAGTTGCGCTTGAATCTGCGTAATGCGCTATCTAAAGATTCGTTCTCTTTAACTGTTACACTTGACATAGTCTTACACCTAACCTCCCTCCAGTTGGGTATTGTGCATATTCAACTGTTTGGGTAAATATCTTTGCACAGTAAAATATTATAGCATAAAATCATGTTACGTCAACTGTTTTCTTCATAAACTGTCAATTTTGAAAAGTCAAGCAATAAATGCAAAACTTTACTTGCGAAACATCATTTCATCATTTTGCACAACTCTGTTTGCGTTTTGTTGGTAAATTTGCACAGACTACCCCTCTTTTCGTTTTGCTCTCTGCTTATTCTACTCTTTTTATGCCAGTCTTGCCAGTTCTTCTTGGAACAGTTCGCCGGAGGTTTTCCATCCGAACATCTCCCTTGGGTAGTCGTTGATCCAGTCCTCTACCCTCTGGATATCGTCCTCTGTCCGGTCATCGAAGTTCTCTCCCTTCGGTATCTTCCTTCGCACCAGTCGGTTCTGGTTTTCGTTGCTGCCACGCTCAAAGGAGCAGTATGGGTGGCAGTAGAACACGGTCACTCTCTTTTCGGACTCATCTGCCGCCGACTGCTGCATTCCCTCCCAGTCAGCGAACTCCGAGCCATTGTCCACGGTTATGGTCTTGAACACCTGCCCGAATCGCTCTCCCCATTCCGCTTCTAACTGATCCAGTCTCTTGCAGACCTGCTCTGTGGTGTGTTCATATAAAAGGTATATGAGTTCGTTCCTGGTCTTTCGCTCCGTGAGTACCAGAAGGCTGTGTTTACTTTCCCCTCTCTTGCCTACCACGGTGTCCATTTCCCAGTGCCCGAATTCCTCTCTGGTGTCGATGTCCTCTGGCCGCTTCTCTATGCTTGTGCCTGCGTTGGCTCTCGCCTGCCTGCGTACTTTCTTATTCTTCTTTTTCCGTCTGCCCTTTACCGGGAGTTCCTTATTTGTAATCGTGAGGAAGATTCCCTTGTCGATGTAACTGTACAGGGTCGGCTTGCTGATCTCCGTTTCAAACTCCAACCCCTTAGCTTTAATTTCTCCGAGGACTGCTCCCGGAGAGTATCCGTCCTCTGCTATCTTTTCTTCTATGTACTCTGCCAGTCTGTGGTCCTTGCCTATCTTAAGGTCTGGCCCCTTATCTCGCAGGTTCTGTTGGTACTTATCCTCTGCGATATCTGGGGAGTATCGATCTTCTACCGTCAAGTCGGAATTGGTGTGTTGGTATCTGCCCCTCTGCAACTCACGGTATATGGTGCTGACATGAACTCCTATCTGATCTGCTATCTCCTGCTTGCCATGTCCTGCTTTCAGCAGTGCTTCTATTTTTAATCTATCGGCTCTGGATAATTGTTTGAATCTACGCATGGTAGCCA